GTTTACGACTAATGGTAGTACCAACTCTAAACCAACAATTGGTATGGGGTTATTTGGAGCTGCTAATAGTAAAGGAGCTTTTGAATTAAATACTTGGATAGATTATAATGGTAGTCCATTTGACTATTTCTTATATACTGGAGCTGGTGGGCCTTTCCAAAATTTTGCTGGAGCAGGAGTATTTGCGATTAGTATACACGCAGCTGGTAGATTTATGGGCTCAGGTATACATATATATTCTGATAAAAGAATTAAAAAAGATATATCAGTAAGTAATTCTAAAGAAGATTTAGAGACTATATCTAAAATTGAAATATCTGATTATAAATACATCGATCCAGTAAAAGGTGGCGGTGATCACAAAAAGGTAATTGCTCAACAAGTAGAAGAGCATTATCCAATGGCTGTGAAAGAAGGTACAGAAATAATACCTGATGTATTTAAACAAACTACAATTAAAAACGGTGTTATTGATTTAGCATTTGATTGTAAAGTAGGAGATAAGGTAAAACTTATTTACCCTGGAAATGATGAAGAGATAGTTAATGTTGTTGAGGTAAATGAAGATAATGTAAAAGTTGCTTCAGATAGAACTAGCGATGTAGTTGTATATGGTAAAGAAGTTGATGACTACAAAACTGTAGATTATGATGCTTTAGCTATGCTTAACATATCAGCAACTCAAGAACTACATAAGATTATAAAAGAACTTAAGAAAGAAATAGAGTTATTAAAAAATAATTAACAATTAAAAACAACAATTATGTCAGACAGACAGTACACAGGTAATCACCCTAGATGGGGTATGATTCGTGAAAGAGAATTAATTCATGATGCTAAAAGAAAAATCCACGAAATGGATAAATCTTTACACAAATATGATGATGCAGCTGCTCGCCAAGAAGGTAAAATGGTAGATACTCCAGATGTGGATCAAGTTAAAGGCGCTAAAGCTAAAAGAGAGATTGGCGGAGACGTGCCACAAGATAGAGGTAAAACTTACTAGTTATAGTAAATGGCTTTTAAAATAAAACCACCTTACAAAATAGATACAACACCAGTATATAGAAGAGAAATGGAAAACCCTACAGTTCACGGGGTTACGCTAAATACTGGTTGTATTATATTAAATGACAAACTTCCTATAGAAAAGGAAGAAAATACTATTAGTCATGAAAAAGTACATACTGATCAAATACTGAGAGGTGACTTGTGTTATGATGATAAGTATATTTGGTGGAAAGGAAAAAGATATTCTCGTTCTAAAATAAAAGAAGGAGCAAAGAATTTACCATGGGAAAAAGAAGCTTATGCCAAAGAAAAAAAAGTTTAGTGAAACTAAAGTAGGACAGTTTTTAGCCGGAGCTGCGCCTAGTATATTAGGTACGGTAGGTGATGTATTACCAGATAATGGAGTGTTTGGGGTTGTTAAAAACCTTATCTCTAAAGAAGAATCATTACCGCCAGAAGACAAAGAAAAAGCTATGAAGCTTTTAGAAATGGATATTGTTGAAATGCAAGAGGTATCAAAACGTTGGCAGAGTGATATGAAGTCGGATTCATGGCTTTCTAAGAACACAAGGCCAATGACTCTTATATTTTTAACAATAGCTTTAGTATTATTTATATTATTAGATGGATTTGATATCAGTTTTGGTATTGATATGGGGTGGATAGATTTACTTAAATCCCTATTAATAACTGTATATGTAGCCTATTTTGGGTCGCGAGGAGCGGAAAAATTCAAAAGTATAGGTAATAATAAATAGTAAACTATTATTAAAATTAAATAAAATTAAATTATGAGTGAAGAAATTAAAAAAATTACAGAAGAAGAGTTAACAAAAATTCAAGAAGGTCAATCTAACATGTCAGCATTAATTAGTCAAGTTGGTGCATTAGAAGCTCAAAAGCAAGATGTTTTAAATAAAATTCCTGCAGTTAAAAATACAATGGAAGAACTTAAAAAACAACTAGAAGAAGCATACGGGCCAATCAACATTAATGTTACAGATGGAACCTATACTGATATTCCAGTAGAAAACTTAAAAAAAGTTGACTAATGGATTCAAATATAAGAAAAATCAGTATTGGCGCTGACTACAAGAACGATGCTATGCATTATTCTTTAGGTCAACAGGTTTATGGTGGTCATGAAATCTCTTGTATATTGTTAGATAATACTGATAGTTCTTATAATATTTTTATTAAAAAGAATGATGAGGTATTGCCGTGGAAGAAGTTTAATTCTAACATGGCTATATCCGTTGAGTATGATTTAGAATATTAATGAGAAGTATTGAAAATTTTATTATTACACCTCTTACTGAAAGATATGAAAATGAAGTAAGGGTTGATGATAAAAAACTAATAGTAAACGCTTCAATAGAAGAGTTTGAGTTTATAAGTAGATTTGCAAAGGTTGTTGCAGTGCCAACAGCCTATCAAACTAATATAAACGTTGGAGATATAGTAGTTGTACATCACAATATTTTTAGAAGATGGTATGACCAAACAGGTGCAGAAAGAAACTCTGCATCATACTTTAATGAAGAGCTATATTTTGCAGCACCAGATCAAATTTATCTATTTAATCAAAACGATGAATGGAAAACATTTGGTGAGTATTGTTTTATAAAACCACTAAAAGACAGAGATCTTACTGGTGTTATAAAATTTAATAACAATCAATTAAAAGAAAAAGGTTTAAAACAAGGAGATATCATAGGGTATCCACCGGGTAGAGAATGGAGGTTTTTAATTGATGAAGAATTATTATATTGTATGAAATCTAAAAATATCTCTGTTAAGTATGAAAACCAAGGAAACGAAATTGAATATAATCCACGCTGGGCAAAAGGCGGTGGAAGAATTGATAAAGGTTGCTAAGGAGCCTATTGTAGATTCTAATGACGATATATCTGCAGATAGATTAAAGAACGCTGCTGCTACAAAAAAACTAGCTATATTCGATGCGTTTGAAATACTTAATCGTATACAAGAAGAAAAAGATATGTTAGAAGCTAAACCAAAAGAAGTTAAAGAAAAAACTTTTAAAGGGTTTGCAGAAAGGAGATCTAAATAATGTATCAACAAACTTTATACAAAGTAGTAGATGATCATATAAATCCTAAAGTAATTAAAAGATTAAATAAATCTAAAAAATGGGAATATGGTTACAATAAAGAATATGATGTAATTGTAATCAGTAAGGATGGTACTATAGGAGAGATATACGAAATACAGAACTTAAAAATAGCTTTACCTAAAGCAAAAGATGTTCAAAAGCTTGAAGGTGATAAATGGAAAAAAGTTGAATACCCTAAACAGTTGAGTAAAATAAAAACTGTATTTGATTTTAAACAATATCCAGAAGATTTTAAAGAACAGTGGTACGATTATATTGACAACGAGTTTAATCGTAGAGATTCAGGTTTTTGGTTTTATAACAATGGAAAACCTACATATTTAACAGGAACTCATTACATGTATCTACAATGGTCTAAAATAGATGTTGGTGCTCCAGATTTTAGAGAATCAAATAGATTATTCTTTCTATTTTGGGAAGCATGTAAGGCTGATTATAGATGTTTTGGAATGTGCTATCTTAAGAATAGACGTTCTGGATTTTCTTTCATGGCGTCAGGTGAGGTTGTAAATTTAGCCACTATATCTAGTGATTCACGTTACGGAATATTATCCAAATCTGGACCTGACGCGAAGAGTATGTTTACAGACAAGGTTGTACCAATATCAGTTAATTATCCTTTCTTTTTTAAACCTACTCAAGATGGTATGGACCGTCCTAAAACAGAACTGGCTTATCGTGTACCTGCTAGTAAATTTACAAGACGTAAAATTGCTGCTGGTCCTGACGAATCCTTAGATGATTTAAAAGGATTAGATACTACAATAGATTGGAAAAATACTGGAGACAATAGTTATGATGGTGAAAAATTAAAACTATTAGTACATGATGAATCTGGTAAGTGGGAAAGACCAAACAATATTTTAAACAACTGGAGAGTTACAAAAACAACATTAAGATTAGGTAGTAAAGTAGTAGGAAAATGTATGATGGGATCAACATCTAACTCTTTAGATAAAGGTGGGGATAACTTTAAAAAATTATACTATGATTCAGATGTTACCAAAAGAAACGCCAATGGACAGACTCGCTCGGGATTATATAATTTGTTCATACCTATGGAATGGAACTACGAAGGATACATTGATTCTTATGGCTTACCTGTCTTCGACACTCCAAGAGAAAAAACATTTGGTCCCGATGGTTACGAGATAACACTAGGTGTTATTGATTATTGGCAAAATGAAGTTGATGGTTTAAAAGGCGATCAAGACGCTTTAAATGAATATTATAGACAATTTCCACGTACGGAAAAACATGCATTTAGAGACGAAACCAAAGCCTCGTTATTTAATCTTACTAAATTATATCAACAGATAGATTATAATGAAGAGGTATTAGTTATGAGCCCTTTAATTACTAAGGGTAATTTTCAATGGGAAAACGGTATAAAAGATACACAGGTTTTATTTATGCCTAATAAAGATGGAAGATTTAATATTTCTTGGGTTCCTAATAGAGAGCAACAAAACAAAGTTATATTAAAAAATAATACAAAATATCCTGGTAATGAACATATGGGCGCATTTGGTTGTGATAGTTATGACATATCAGGAACAGTAGATAATAGAGGTTCAAAAGGTGCTTTACATGGTTTAAGTAAATTTAGCATGGAAGATTCACCTACTAATCATTTCTTTTTAGAATATATTGCTAGACCTCAAACAGCGGATATATTTTTTGAAGATGTATTAATGGCGTTAGTTTTTTACGGAATGCCTTTACTCGCAGAAAATAATAAACCAAGGTTACTTTACTATTTAAAACGTAGAGGTTACAGAGGTTATTCTATGAATAGACCTGATAAGGTTTGGAATAAATTATCTACAACAGAGAAAGAAGTTGGTGGTATACCAAACTCTAGTGAAGATATAAAACAAGCTCATGCTGCAGCGATTGAAATGTATATTGAAAATTATGTGGGATACAATAATGAAAGTTATGGTGACATGTATTTTCAAAGGACGTTAGAAGACTGGGCTAAATTTAATATAAATAACAGAACTAAATTTGATGCTGCTATTAGCTCTGGATTAGCTATAATGGCTTGTAATAAAAATAAGTATAAACCCGTTGCGGACTTTAAAAGGGAAGTTGTCCCTTTAGGTTTTAAAAGATACAAAAACGAGGGTTATAACTCAAAAATCATACAATAAATGAATGGTGTAGACACTAATTATCTAAGTGGCTTTCCTAGTCAGGTAGTACCTTTCGAAGAAAAGAACACATATGAATACGGCCTCAAAGTAGCTAGAGCAATTGAAAACGAATGGTTCAGTAATAATAGATATGGTAATGGCGGCGCTAGCGGTTATGGATTATTTAAAACTAATTATTCTGAATATCACAATAGAAGACTATACGCTAGGGGAGAACAATCAATACAAAAATATAAAGATGAATTAGCTATTAATGGTGATTTATCTTATTTAAACTTAGACTGGAAACCAGTTCCTATTTTATCTAAATTTGTAGATATAGTAGTTAACGGTTTATCTGATAGAGATTATGATATTAAAGCTTATTCTCAAGATCCTGATTCAGTTAAAAAAAGAACTGATTACGCAACAGCATTAATGCGTGATATATCTGCTAGAGATTATTTAAGAGAAGCTAAAGATAGTTTAGGTTTAGATTTATACTCTACGCAAAATAAAGATAATCTACCAGAAAACAAAGAAGAGTTATCTTTACATATGCAATTAGATTACAAGCAAAGTATAGAGATAGCAGAAGAAGAAGTAATATCAAATGTATTAGCTCAAAACAAGTTTAAAGAAACCAAAACTAGAATTATACAAGATTTGGTAATACTAGGTATTGGAGCTGTTAAAACTAATTTCAATACTTCAAACGGAGTAACAGTAGAATATGTTGACCCCGCAGAATTAGTTTACTCGTATACTAAAGATCCTAACTTTGAAGATTTATATTATGTAGGTGAGGTTAAAATGATTAGTATATCAGAGCTTAAAAAACAATTTCCTTATTTAACTGATCAAGAGTTGAAAGAAATTGAAAAGTTTCCTGGTGAACAAAACTATTTAAGAAACTGGAATGAAGCTCCTGACGTTGTTGCCGTTATGTTTTTTGAATACAAAACATATATGGATCAAGTTTTTAAAATTAAAAAGACTGATCAAGGTTTAGAAAAAGCTTTAGAAAAACCTGATACATTCAACCCTGAATCTAATGACAACTTTGAAAGAGTTTCTAGATCTATTGAGGTTTTATTTACTGGAGCAAAAGTATTAGGTATAAATAATATGATATCTTGGAAACTATCAGAGAACATGTCTAGACCTTTTGCAGATAGCACTAAGGTTAGAATGAATTACTCAATATGTGCTCCAAGAATGTATCATGGTAGAATAGAATCACTTGTAAGCAGAGTTACAGGTTTTGCAGATATGATACAGTTGACTCATTTGAAAATGCAACAAGTGATATCTCGTATGGTACCAGATGGTGTTTATGTAGATGTTGATGGATTAGCAGAGGTTGATTTAGGTAATGGAACTAACTATAACCCACAAGAAGCATTGAACATGTATTTTCAAACTGGTAGTATAGTTGGTAGATCTTTAACGCAAGATGGTGATCCAAATAGAGGTAAAGTACCTATTCAAGAATTAAGAACATCAAATGCTGGTGCTAAACTTCAAAGTTTAATTACAACGTATCAGTACTATTTACAAATGATTAGAGACGTGACAGGGTTGAATGAGGCTAGAGACGCTAGTACTCCAGATCCTGATTCATTAGTAGGGTTACAGAAACTAGCCGCTTATAACTCCAATGTAGCGACTAGACACATATTACAAGGATCGTTATATTTAGCCGTTAGAACTGCAGAAAATATTTCATTAAGAATTGCTGATTGTTTAGATCACGATTTATTAGCAGAGTCTTTAAAAAATTCTATTAGTACTTTTAATGTAGGAACTTTAAATGAAATTAGAAATTTAAATCTTTTTGATTTTGGTATTTATTTAGAA